AATACTTCTTTCCCTTAATATATTTCATGTAGATTATATGAAAAAACAACTTGCTATTATTCTCGTTTAGAGTGATATATGTAATACAAAAAACACTAAATGGAGGATAGAACATGAAAGAAATTAAAACATTTGAACAAGCAAAAATAAGCGGCGCTGCCTTTAACGAATCTGGAATTAATCCCACATTGTTCTGGGCTTATGAAAAAAGCAGAGAAGCCGGAAATGAAACTATCGATTTTTCAGAGGTGATTTGGGATTACGACATCGAACCAATTGTCAAGGCCTGCAGAGAAAACGGAATAAGTCACATCACCATATCCAGCAACTTCTCAGGTCTGATCGCAACCCTTGCCGAATTTGAAAAGCACGGCTGCAGGATGGACGGACTTACCAAGGTTAAGTCGAGTTACACCGACTGGAAAAATGAAGACAGGAAAACTATACCAGCAATAATTATTCAAATGTAAGGAGAAAATCAATGTGGAGACAGGGAAATATAAAGATCGGAAACAACATTATTCAATACTTCATTAAACAATACGAAGAAGGATCACAATATGGAATAAACAACGGCCGTATTTCAAAACTCACATTAAAGCGAGATGGCGAGACAATAGCAAATTACGATAGAGGCTGGGATATAACCCCAATTGACTCAGATGCAGAGATCGCCCTTGCGATTATATTAAAGGATAAAAACTAATTTAAAATTTCAGATTAGAGCCATCAGGCTCTTTTCTTTGTTATATCGGACCTATCATGGTCCATTTTTTATACTATTTTTTAGGGGGTGAGCGCATATTCGAAAGCTAAAAAAGTATAAGCCCACAATTTTCAAAGCTAAAGATTCATACTATAGCAAAGAGCTTGCAGACTATGCAGTCGGCTTCATTGAATGTCTTTCTCACACCAAAGGCACATGGTCAGGAAAACCCTTTGAACTAATAGACTGGCAGGAACAGATCATCAGGGACATATTCGGAACAATAAAGCCTGATGGGTACAGGCAGTTTAATACAGCGTATATAGAAATCCCAAAGAAGATGGGAAAAAGCGAACTTGCCGCAGCTGTAGCGCTGCTTCTAACCTGTGGTGATAACGAAGAACGAGCCGAGGTATATGGCTGCGCAGCAGATCGTAACCAGGCATCTATTGTTTTTAATGTTGCCGCTGATATGGTGCGTATGTGCCCTGCTCTATCAAAGCGTGTTAAGATTCTGGATTCACAAAAAAGGCTCATATACCTACCTTCTGGAAGTATATATCAAGTTCTTTCAGCAGACGTTGGAAACAAGCATGGCTTTAATACACATGGAGTGGTATTTGATGAGCTGCACACCCAGCCAAATAGAAAGCTATATGACGTTATGACAAAAGGTAGCGGCGATGCCAGAATGCAGCCTCTATATTTTTTAATAACTACCGCTGGAGATAATCAAAACAGTATCTGCTGGGAGATACATCAAAAGGCGCTGGACATAATAAACGGAAGAAAACACGATCCGACCTTTTACCCCGTTATTTTTGGAGCTTCTTCTGAAGATGACTGGTCTGATCCGAAAGTATGGAAAAAAGCAAACCCTTCACTTGGAATCACCGTCAGTATTGACAAAGTAAAAGCAGCTTATGAATCAGCTAAGCAAAACCCTGCCGAAGAAAATAGTTTCAGGCAGCTTAGGCTCAATCAGTGGGTTAAGCAAGCGGTGCGCTGGATGCCTATGGATAAATGGGATGCCTGCGCGTTTAATGTGGATCCGGATTCGCTTAGAGGCAGAATTTGTTATGGTGGTCTGGATCTTTCTTCTTCAACTGACGTCACTGCTTTTGTACTGGTTTTCCCACCTCTGGATGAAGAAGATAAATATGTTATTCTTCCCTTCTTTTGGATACCTGAGGAAACAATAGATTTAAGAGTAAGACGTGATCATGTAAATTACGATATATGGCAAAAACAAGGCTTCTTACAAACCACTGAAGGTAACGTTGTTCATTATGGTTTTATAGAAGCTTTTATTGAAGATCTCGGAACGAAGTATAACATCCGTGAGATTGCCTTCGACCGCTGGGGCGCTGTTCAAATGACTCAAAATCTTGAAAACCTTGGATTTACAGTTGTGCCTTTTGGACAAGGTTTCAAAGATATGTCTCCGCCTACTAAAGAACTTATGAAGCTTACACTTGAAAAGAAAATTGCCCACAGCGGCCATCCAGTTCTAAGGTGGATGATAGACAACATTTATATAAGAACCGATCCTGCCGGCAATATAAAAGCTGATAAAGAGAAATCTACAGAGAAAATCGACGGAGCTGTGGCAAGTATTATGGCGCTTGATCGTGCAATTCGCTGTGGGAATGACTGTAGCGAATCTGTATACGATGAACGAGGTCTCTTATATTTCTAAAAAGAAACTCACTTGGAGGTGAAGCCTATGGGCATACCTATTATCTCAAAACTCTTTAAAGCAAGAGAAAGGCCAAAAGACTACTTTTCTAATTCCAATCACACCTTCTTATTTGGAGGAACTACAAGCGGCAAGAATGTAAACGAATTTACTGCTATGCAAACTACCGCTGTTTATTCATGTGTCAGGATTCTATCTGAAGCTCTGGCATCACTTCCGCTTCATATATACCGCTATAAGGAAAATGGAAAAGATCGCGTCTTTGATCACCCACTTTATCATATATTGCACAACGAACCTAACAGTGAAATGAGCTCATTTGTATTTAGAGAAACGCTTATGAGCCATCTTCTGATTTGGGGAAATGCTTATGCTCAAATAATTCGTGATGGCGCTGGACGTGTAGTTGCTCTTTATCCTCTACTCCCAAATAAGATTGAAGTAGGAAGAGATAAAAGCGGCGAGATCTTCTATTCCTATTCAAGAACCTCTGATGAAAATCCAAATTTTAAGGATTACGGCAATGTAATTCTTAGAAAACAAGATGTTTTGCATATACCAGGGCTAGGATTTGATGGTTTAGTAGGCTATTCACCCATTGCAATGGCTAAGAATGCAGTAGGAATGACCCTTGCCTGCGAGGAATATGGCGCCAGTTTCTTTGCAAATGGAGCCAATCCCGGCGGAGTTCTAGAGCATCCAGGAGTACTAAAGGATCCCAAAAAGGTCCGAGATTCTTGGAATGAAGTGTATCGTGGAGCAAACAATGCCCATAAAGTAGCAGTTCTTGAAGAAGGCATGAAATATCAGCAGATTGGGATCCCACCAGAAGAAGCTCAATTTCTGGAAACAAGAAAGTTCCAGATAAATGAGATCGCAAGGCTATACCGGATACCGCCTCACATGGTTGGAGACCTAGAAAAATCCAGCTTTTCAAATATAGAGCAGCAATCTCTTGAGTTTGTAAAATATACTCTAGGGCCTTGGGTCATACGCTGGGAGCAAGCCCTGCAAAGAGCGCTTCTTCTGCCAAGAGAAAAAACCGAATACTTCATAAAACTAAATGTCGATGGCCTTCTGCGAGGTGACTACCAAAGCCGAATGAATGGATACTCTATCGGCAGGCAAAATGGCTGGCTATCCGCTAATGATATTAGGGAAATGGAAGACATGAACCCTATTCCAGATGAAGAAGGCGGAAATTTGTATCTCATAAATGGTAATATGACAAAACTTGAAGATGCCGGCGCTTTTGCTAATGACACTAGCGGTGCGCCTGATCAAACGAAAGGAAGTGAGAATAAGTATGAAACGTAAATTTTGGAACTGGGTCAAAGACGCCACTGGAGATACTCTCTATCTTAATGGCGAGATTTCTGATGAGACATGGTTTGGTGATGAAGTAACTCCAAGGCTCTTTAAAGATGAACTTCAGTCTTGCCAAGGAGATATTACTGTATGGATTAACTCCCCTGGCGGAGACGTTTTTGCTGCAGCTCAAATCTATAACATGCTCATGGATTACAAAGGAAATGTAACGGTTAAAATAGATGGGCTTGCTGCATCTGCGGCTTCCGTAATAGCCATGGCCGGCACAGAGGTTTTAATCTCTCCTGTCGCTATGATGATGATCCATAATCCCATGACAGTGGCTATAGGGGATTCAGAAGAGATGCAAAGGGCCATCGAGATGCTCTCAGAAGTTAAAGAAAGCATTATAAACGCTTATGAAATTAAATCAGGGCTATCAAGAGCTAAAATATCAAGGCTAATGGATGCTGAAAGCTGGTTCAATGCTAAAAAAGCAATTGAGATGGGCTTTGCCGACAAACTGCTTTTTAGTGAAGATAGCCAGTCAAATCATAATCAAGAGTTAGAGGCTGTAATGTTCTCAAGAACTGCAGTTACTAACTCTTTACTTTTGAAATTAATACCACCAAAAGCTGAAAATAAGACCCCAATTGAACAGTTAGAAAAAAGACTGAGCCTATTGGCTCATTAATCAAAGGAGGACTACGTATGAACACAATTCTTGAACTGAGAGAAAAACGCGCTAAAGCATGGGAAGCTGCTAAAGCATTTCTAGACAGCAAAAGAGGAACCGACGGACTACTTTCCGCAGAGGATACCCAAACATATGAGAAAATGGAATCTGATGTAATGAATCTTGGAAAAGAAATAGAGCGCCTGGAGCGCCAATCATCAATTGATGCAGAACTTTCAAGACCTACATCATCTCCTATAACAAACCATCCTGGCTCTGGTATGCCAAGTGATATGAAAAAAGGCCGAGCTTCTGATGAATATGTACAGGCTTTCTGGAAGGCTATGAGAAATAAAAACAGCTATGATATACAAAACGCACTTCAAATTGGTACGGATTCAGAGGGCGGATATCTAGTACCAGACGAGTTTGAAAGAACTCTCATCGAGTCTTTGCAAGAAGAAAACATATTCAGAACAATGGCTAAAGTAATTACCACTTCTTCTGGAGATAGAAAGATACCTGTAGTGGCAACGAAGGGTACTGCCTTCTGGGTGGATGAAGAAGGCGCAATCCCTGAATCTGATGATTCATTTGGACAAGTTTCTATAGGTGCCTATAAACTGGCAACTATGATAAAGGTATCTGAAGAGCTATTAAACGACAATGTTTTCAATCTGGAAAGCTATATCGCTAAAGAATTCGCCAGAAGAATAGGATCTAAAGAAGAAGAAGCCTTCTTTATCGGAGATGGCACTGGTAAACCTACTGGAATATTCAATGCCACTGGCGGCGCTCAGCTTGGGGTAACCGCAGCTTCTGCTACAGCTATTACTGTGGACGAAGTCATGGATTTATTCTACAGCTTAAGATCTCCATATAGAAAAAATGCAATCTTTGTGATGAATGATTCTACTGTAAAAGCTATAAGGAAACTGAAAGATGGAAATGGGCAATATATATGGCAACCATCTATTCAAGCTGGACAACCAGACACTATTTTAAATAGGCCAGTAAAGACTTCAGCCTATGTTCCAACAATAGCGTCTGCAAGCAAATCCATTGCTTTTGGAGACTTTGGATACTACTGGGTTGCCGACCGTCAAGGCAGATCTTTCCAAAGACTAAATGAACTATTTGCAGTAACAGGTCAGGTAGGTTTTAGAGCAACTCAAAGGGTAGACGGAAAACTGATCCTTCCTGAAGCCATTAAGGTTCTTCAGCAGAAAGCGTAGGTGAAAACATGAGTAATGTAAAAAACTATACCGAGCAAGGTGGAGAAAAAACAGTTATTGGTGGAATACTTGAAATTGAAGAAGGCGGCCAGGTTATTGGCCTCCCCTCTTCTTTCACCCCTGCTGCTTTTCAAAGCGATAGTACAGCTACCACTATAGCTGGACTTGTTTTAGATTTTAACTCTCTTCTTGAAAAACTAAAATCCGCTGGGCTTATGGCGGCTGAATAACCATGGGAGGTGTGCGCATTGCTAGTAACACTTGAAGAAGCAAAACTATATCTGAGGGTAGATGGTGATACAGACGATGCGCTTATCACCTCCTTAATAGATTCATCAGTGGAACTCTGCGAAGATATTTTAAGATTTCCGCTGACTGAGTTTCCAGATATTCCAGAGACCGTTAAGCAAGCTGCCCTCTACGCTATAGGGAACATGTATGAACAGCGTGAAAATGCTGATATGAAGTCCATGATTGAACTTATGAGAAGGCTTCTCTTCGCCTATCGTAAAGAGGGGTGGTAATCTTGGAAATTGGTAAAATGAGACACCGCATTACCCTGCTTAAGTCAGCACCCGTAATTAATGAGAATGGCTTTGAAACTGAAGAACTTCAAGAATATGCTACTGTATGGGCCGAAGTTGCAAATCTATATGGCAAAGAATATTTCTCAGCAAAAGCTGTCCAAGAAGAAAATACAGTTAAGTTCACTATTCGATTTCTAGACGGTATAAATCAAGAAATGCTTATACTCTTTCAAGGAAGATCATATAACATAACTGGTATAGATCATATAAAGTACAATAAAAAGTATATAGAGATAAAGGCGCTGGAGGTGAATACCGGTGGCTAAAATTGAACTTGAAGGAATGCAGGAACTTATTGATAAAGTCAATAAGCTAGGAAGTGAGGGACATAAGATCAAGAAAGCGGCTCTTGAAAAATCTGCTGCAATAGTTAAGGAAAGCATGGAGAAAAAAGCTCCAAGATCAGAAAAATCTAAAAGGCATATGGCCGATAATATAAAGGTGTCTGAGGTGGAAAATAGCAATGGCGTAGACTATATAAAGATAGGACCTGACAAAGGTGATATATCCGAATTCTACTATTCTAAATTCACTGAATGGGGTACATCTAAGATTCCTGCGCAGCACTGGGCATCAAAATCGGTAAAAGAAAATCAAAAGAAGATAAATGAAACTATCAAAGGAGAATTAGAAAGGGGGCTGGAGAGTCTTGATTAACAAGCTTATTCTAGACACATTAAAACCCATTGGAGTGCCCACTGCTTTTCAAAAATACTCTGGAAAGGAAAATACGTATATAACTTTTCACGAGTATTTAGCCTCCGGAGAGGAATTCGAGGATGATAAGGAGAGTTTTACAGGGCACTATATCCAAGTAGATGTATGGTCTAAAGAAGATTACAGCCTCCTTGTTAAAAATATCAAAGTAAGGCTTCTGGAGGCGGGTTTTAAAAGAGTTGATGAAGCAGATTTTTATGAAACAGACACGGGTCTCTACCACAAAGGGTTGAGATTTTTCTATTTAGAAGAACAGGAGGTTATGTAAATGGCCAGACAAATTGGTTTAAAAGATATCCATGTTGCTGTAATAACAAAAGATGATGAGACTGGAGTCACCTATGATATACCGTCAAAACTTGAAAGAGCAATAAGTGCAAGGCTTACCCCTAAGGTATCCTCTGAAAATATTTACTCTGATGACACAGTTGAGGATATAATTTCAGCCTTTGAGGGCATGGATGTAGAAATTGAAATAAATCAGCTATCTCTTGAGAGCAGAGCGAAGCTCCAGGGAGCTAAAGTTGTAAAAGGTGTCCTGATTGAAAGCAAAAATGATATCGCACCAACCATTGCACTGGGCTTTAAGTCAAAGAAAAACAATGGAAAGTATCGCTACGTGTGGCTTTTAAAAGGAAAATTTGAGATTGCTTCAGATGAATACGATACTGAAGGTGAAAAACCACAACCCAAAACTGCAAAACTTAAGGGATCATTCTTTGCAAGAGATAATGATGGCAACTTTAGATTTATTGCGGATGAGGATGCTACCGGGATTGACCCTGCAATTATTTCAAGCTGGTTTACAGCGGTACCTGATGAACCAGTTGAAATAGCGTAACTTTCTTATGCGAAATGTGACAATTTTACATTGTCAGATGATTGCGTTCATTAGAAATTCATGTTAATATTTAGAAGGTGATTTATAATAAAAATAAAACTGAGTAAAGAAAATCTATTTATACAAGGAGGGTATTATGGTAACGGTAAAAGTATCTGATTTAAAAAAAATGGTTCAGGAGTTAGAAAAAGATAAAATAGAATATGTGGATATTGAATTTCATGAAGAACATGAATTTGATGGAGATAATATGCCTGCTTCTATAAGTTTTAATGCTTATGACGGCCATGGTGGAGGAATAGATTTTGGGGATATTGAGCACTTAGAAGTTAATGCTTTTTATAAAAATATTTAATATAAATTCTCAGGGACTTTAATATCCCTGTTTTTTTATGCCCAAAATAAGAAAGAAGGTGACAAACATTGAAAGCATCTGAACTGAAAAACAAGGGAATTAAGTTCATGCTTGGTGACAAAGAGCATGAGCTGAAATTCAACATGAACACCTTTTGTGAAATAGAAGAAATCTATGGGGATCTGAATAAATTCTTTGATGATCTGCAAGATATGAAAATAAAGGCTATCAGGGCACTGATTTATGCGGCGGTTAAAGTTGATGATGAAGATGCCACACTAAAGAGCGTAGGAGACAAGCTGAGCATTCAGGATTTAGAAAGGCTTGGATCTGCGATCAATGAAGCACTAAGCCAGGCCATGCCGGAGGCAAATGAAAATATGGGGGAATAGAAAGCTGCTCTAGTTCTAATTGGGACTGGGAGTGGCTTTTCTATTTGGCGACCAATCTTCTACAAATGACTGAAGATGAATTTTGGAGCGCTACCCCTAAAAAGCTTCAGGCTCTATTTATCGTCTACAAGAAGGTCCATGGCATCGAAGAAAGCGAGTTTGATAATATAGACAGCATAATGTTTTAGGAAGGAGGTGAAGTCTTATGAGCAGCACTGCAGTTGTGGCTAGAGTCGGCCTTGATGACAGAGGTTTCCAGGAAGGCGTACAAAAAATACAGAGAAGCCTGAAGGTGGTTCAGAGTGAATTTGCAGCAGCAAGCTCGAAGCTTGGTGATTTTGGAAAATCAACAGAAGGACTTAAATTAAAGGCAGACAGCCTAAACAAGCAGATGGATCTTCAAAAAGCCAAAGTCGCTGCTCTTAGAAAAAGCTATGAGGAAAGTGCAGCTACCAAGGGTGAAGATGCTAAGGCTACTGAAAATCTGAGAATCAAGCTTAATTATGCTATAGCTGATATGAATAAGATGGAAAACGAGCTCTCTGATGTTAACCGTGAAATAGAGATCCAAAGCAGCAGTTTTACAAAACTTGGCAATGAGCTCGAAAAAGCAGGTTCAAAGATGAAAACTGTAGGAGACGGTTTCTCAAAGGCCGGAGGCACACTTACAAAAACCGTTACTGCCCCTATCATGGCGGCTGGAGCCGGCCTTTTTAAACTTGCCAGTGATTTCGATGAAGCCAGTGATTCAATCAGAGCGGGAACCGGAGCGACCGGTGAGGCCCTATCGGGTCTGGAAGAGGACTTCAAATCCGTTTATCAATCGGTTGATGCGAATATAAGCGATGCCAGCAAGGTTATAGCCGATCTTAATACAAGAACAGGACTTTCAGGTGAATCTCTCCAGAATCTATCCACACAAATGCTTAAACTTTCCAAAATAACTGGAGAAGATTTAAATAGCCTGATTCCCTCTTCTACTCGAATGTTTCAAGACGCAGGCATTGCAACAGAGGATTATGCAAAGGCTCTTGACTATACTTTCAAGGTCAGCCAGAGCACAGGGATTGGTGTAGGAAAGCTTCAAGAGCTTATGACGCAGTTTGGAGGGCCGCTTAGGCAAATGGGGTTTGATTGGCAGACCTCTGCTGCGATGCTTGGAAAGTTTGAAAAAGAAGGTGTAAATACAAATCTTGTGCTGGGATCGCTTAGAATCGCACTTGGAAAGATGGCCAAAGAAGGCATATCAGAGCCGAATAAGGCTCTAGCTGAAATGATAAATAAGATCAAGGAAGCTGGAACTGCTGGTGAAGCCAACTCACTGGCGCTTGAAATGTTTGGAGCAAAAGCTGGTCCAGACATGGCCGCTGCAATAAGGGAAGGAAGATTAAATCTTGAAGATCTCATAAACAGCTTAAACGCAAGTCCTGAATC